ACCCATACCCAGACGCTGGTTTAGTTTCCGTTTCTTCTCTAACAGAGGTCGGCGAAGATGTGGTCGTTGACGGTCTAGATGCAGACTACAATCTACAGAGTGAGACGATTGCTATCGGCGCGACAGGTACTCTAACGTTCTCTCGTGTGTTCCGATGCAAGATGTCTACTACCACCAACGCAAGTGATGTTACAATTAATCAAGGTGGAGATCTCGCGGCCAAGATTCTCGCTGGACTAGGTCAGACTTTGATGGCAACATACACAGTACCTGCCGGTAAGACTGGTTACATATTAGGCATTCATTTGGGTTCAGATAAAGCATCGACTAACTCACGTATGACATATCGTTTGTTTTGTCGTGAAGTTACTGACGGCGGTGTATTCCGAATCAAAGCAAACTTAAATGCTGCGGGCGGTCAAAGTCTGGATATTGAATACCCAGTACCATTAGTCGTTCCAGAAATGACTGACATCAAAGTGGATGTCGTGGCGGGTCAACAGACTCAAGTGTCAGCAACATTTGATATTATTTTGGTAGACAACGAGTAACATGAGCCTCACTAGTTATGAGATTAAGAATCGAAAGGTTCTTGATTTACTTGAAGATTTCAGGTACACATACCGCGAACTCTATCAACCAGAGAAAACGAATCAAATACTCGTTGAATCTCAGGTAGGAATGGCAGACCACTATACGGGTGAAGATGAGATGCTTCGCATAATTCGTATGGGAGAAGATCATCATGGGGCCGCCGAGAATTCAGTATGTCATCCAATCAAGAAAGAGTTCTATCGAGGAACACACCCCGAAGAATATGCAAAGACATGGTCTTATCTTGATAGTGAAATGAAAACAGAACTTGGTTTAGAAACAAGTGCGCTGTCTACTCTATACCCACCTAACGGATTTATTGGATGGCACAATAACGCGAATGCGTCTGCTTTCAATTTAATTTTTACTTGGTCAGAAAACGGCGATGGGTGGTTCAAGCATGTTGATCCAAATACTCTCTCAACTACTAGAGAAGTGGTTACAACCCCAGATAAAAAAGGGTGGCAACTGAAGGCAGGTCATTTTGGTTCGTATGGTTCTGGTGATGTTGTATATCACGCGGCGCGAACTAATTGTTACCGTATGACGCTAAGTTACGTTCTAGGACATAACGAAGATTATTGGCAAGATTGTGTTGACTACATCACTTCGGAGTAGTATAATACATTAGTTGCTAATAGGACCCTAGGATACATAATGACATTGAATTTAGAAGGCATTCATAAAGAATGGCGCGAAGACTCTAACATCCCTGTGCATCAACTTGATGAGACATCACGACATACTCCTCTTTTGCATTCTAAGTATCGCGAGTATTTAGACGTGACGAAACAGTCACTACGACGAGCGGAGAACGCGCAGAAGATCTTACTGAAAGAAAAGTGGTTATACTACAACGGTAAGATGGATCAACAAGAGATCATGGAGAAAGGTTGGGAACCCGACCCGTTCAACGGTCTCAAGATCCTCAAGGGTGAGATGGACTACTACTACGAATCTGACCCAGAGATTCAAAAATCTGAAGACAAAATAGTCGCACTTAAGACTCAGATAAATACCCTTGAAGACATATTAAATGTGCTCCGTTGGAGACATTCAACCATAAAGAACATGATTGATTACAGAAAGTTTGAGTCCGGTGGATAATAAGATACGCATACGCATGAAGGATCACTCCCACTTTATGGTGGAAGCACATCCTGCCCAAGAGAATGAACTGAGAGAATATTTCTCGTTTTTCGTTCCTGGGTATAAGTTCATGCCTGCATACAAAAGAAAAGTATGGGACGGTAGGGTAAAACTTTACAATACCGTAAGTAAGCAGATGAACGTGGGTCTCTACACGCACCTACGTCGTTTCTGCGCAGACAGATTTTACCCTTTAGAAATACTCGAACATGAGAATTATGGCATTCCTTCGTTCAAAGACGACATTGACCATCCTGCTTTGGTCGAGTTTCTATCTCTGCTTGATGCTCCTTATAAACCACGAGACTATCAGTACAAAGCAATTGCTCATGGGGTGGAGAACCTCAGATGTATACTCCTTAGTCCCACTGGTAGCGGCAAGTCATTTATTATCTATAATCTACTCAGGTACTGCTACGAAGTAACCAGCGGGAAGATACTTGTTATTGTACCGACCACTTCTCTGGTCGAACAGATGTACAAAGACTTTGAAGACTACGGGTATGATGTGGATAAGTTTTGTCATCGCATCTACTCAGGCAAAGAAAAGGTCACGGACAAGCGTGTCATTATCTCGACTTGGCAGTCTATTTACAAATTCGGCAAAGAGTGGTTTGAACAGTTCGATACTGTGTTTGGTGACGAAGTGCATCTGTTCAAGGCAAAGTCACTCACTACTATGATGGACAAGTGTATCAACGCCAAATACCGATTTGGTCTGACTGGCACGCTTGATGGCACAGAAACTAACAAACTGGTCTTGGAGGGTTTGTTTGGTCCAACATTTACTGTCACACGCACAGTAGAACTTCAAGAGTCTAAGCAACTAGCTGATTTGGATATCTCTGTATTATTACTTAGATACCATAGTGATATTTGCAACATGATGAAAGACAGAAAGTATCAAGACGAACTTGACTTTATTGTCACCTATGAACCTCGTAATAAATTTATCAGCAAACTTGCTTTAGATCAAAAGGGCAATACTCTAGTTATGTTTCAGTTTGTAGAGAAACATGGTAAGGTGTTGCATGAGATGATTAAGGGTATGGCAGAAGAAAATAGAAAAGTTTTCTATGTGTCTGGTGAAGTAGATGCCCACGATCGAGAACAAATACGAGGTATAGTAGAAAAAGAAAATGACGCAATTATTGTTGCCTCTCTTGGCACTTTTAGCACTGGTATCAACATCCGCAATTTGCATAATATTGTATTTGCGACTCCATCCAAATCTCAAGTCAAAGTTCTCCAATCGATTGGTCGTGGTCTTCGTCAGTCTGATGATGGTCGGACTACTCGACTCTTTGACATTGCTGATGATCTTCACGTTAAGTCTCACAAGAACTTTACACTAAAACATAGCGGTGAAAGAATTAAGATATATACTAAAGAAGGGTTTAAATATAAAGTTTATCCCATAAATCTAAAGCCGGTAAGGGTAGAGAATGACGAATCCGAATTCTTCGATTAAACATCTAAAACTAATAACAGGTGAAGAATTGATCTGTAATCTTTTAGAAGAGTCTGCAGATCATTTAGTTGTAAATAATGCACTGAGTTTGATGGAAAAGACATTAGACGATGGCACTAAGTTTTATGCTTTTAAAACATATATGGTGTATCAAGATACTCCACAAAATGTGATCATGGTCTTTACTGATAAAATTGTTTCTCTCGCCTTACCGACTCAAGATATGATTAATCAGTATGGTAATGCAATCACAGAAATGAAAATGTTTACTAGTAAATCTGAGTTAGAGGAAAGTATGCAAGAAGAGCTTTCTTTAGAAGATTACCTTAATGAAATGGAACAAGATGAGTTTGATTCTGATACTTCTGGTATGTCCGTACACTAGGTATACTATTCTCCCCTTTAGACAAAAGTGATTATATACCATAAAACACGATCCGTCAACCCCGTTGACGAAATATGTAAATTATAGTATAATGTGACCTTAATTAATCGAGTTGTATATTATGAAACCTAAAGAAAAACCACACTACGTCAATAACAGAGAGTTCTCCGAAGCAGTAGTAGAATACTGTACAGAAGCTCAAAAATCTAAGTCGGAAGGTGTAAAAGTTCCTGTTGTACCTGATTACATCGCTTCCTGTTTTCTTAAGATTGCGGAGGGACTCTCCCACAAGGCAAACTTTGTTCGTTACACCTATCGTGAAGAGATGGTCATGGATGCAGTCGAGAACTGTCTCAAAGCGATTGAGAATTATAATATAGAAGCTGCGACTCGGTCAGGTAAACCAAACGCGTTTGCATACTTCACGCAGATTTCGTGGTACGCATTCTTGCGCCGCATTCAGAAAGAAAAGAAACAACAAGACATCAAGATGAAGTTTATCTCTGAAGCGGATGTGAGTGAATTCTTAGATGATGACGACGCAGGTTCTTTCCATAATCAAACATCACCATTCGTTGATACTCTCCGTATGCGCATCGACGCAGTAAAGTCTGCAGATGACGAATTCAAAGAGTATGCGAAAGAAGAGAAAACAAGAAAACGTAGAGCGGTACACGTTGACTCTGACCTATCAGATTACTTAGAATAGCTTGACCAAACAATATAATAGTAGTATAATTACCGTTGTATAAATTGAGTTGAGCACGTATGAAAATCGCAATTCTAAATGATACCCACTGCGGGTGTCGTAATTCGTCTGACATCTTTATGCAGTATCAAGAACGCTTCTATGGTGAGGTGTTCTTTCCCTACTTGTTAGAAAACAACATCACACAGATATTGCACCTTGGCGATTACTATGATAATCGTAAGACGATCAATCTCAAAGCGTTGAACCACAACCGTCAGATATTCTTGGACAAACTCCGTGAGTATAATATTCACATGGATATCATTCCAGGCAACCACGACGTTTATTTCAAGAATACTATTGAACTGAACTCTCTGAAAGAGTTGATGGGTCATTATATCAACGAAGTGGATATTCTCATGGACCCTATTGTGCGTGAGTATGGTTCTGTAAAGTTCGGTCTAGTTCCTTGGATCTGCCCAGAGAATGAAGAAGAAGTTAATACCTTCCTTGATAATTGCGGCGCAGACGTTATTGGCGGGCACTTTGAACTTGCGGGGTTTGAGATGGACAAGGGTATCGTTTGTAAAGATGGTATGGATACCACACCCCTTCAGAGGTTCGAGACAGTCCTTTCCGGACACTTCCACACTAAGTCGTCACAAGGAAATATTCACTATCTCGGCGCACAGATGGAGTTTTTCTGGAACGACGCACACGACCCCAAGTACTTCCACATCTATGATACAGAAACGCGTGAGTTGACGCCAGTTCAAAATTGCGTTACAATATTCCATAAGATTTATTACGATGAAAATGAGATAAACCATTTCGAAGATCTGACTTATCTTGATAACAAGTTCATCAAATTGATTGTGGTAAACCGTTCTGACATTAAAAAGTTTGAGCGGTACGTTGAGCGTATTCAACGACAGAAGATCTACGAACTGAAGATCGCAGAAGACTTCAAAGAGTTTCGTGGCGAGAATGTCGATGATGCGCAGGTAAGTGTTGAAGATACGCAGACTTTGATTTACAACTATATCCAAGAAGTGGAGACCGACTTAGACAAAGATCGTATCAAAGGTCTAGTGTCTGAACTTATGGTCGAAGCACAGAGTGTAGAGATTGCATGATTAGATTTGAAAAACTCCGTTGGAAGAACTTTCTTTCGACGGGTAACTATTTTAATGAAATTAATTTCTTAGAGACGCCCACTAACTTGGTTGTTGGTGAAAACGGTGCTGGTAAATCTACCATGCTTGATGCGCTGTCGTTTTCTATTTTTGGTAAACCGCATAGAAATATTAATAAACCACAACTAGTCAACACCATCAATAACAAAGATTGTCTCTGCGAGGTGTACTTTACTGTCAATGGTGTCCGTTATAAAATCGTGCGTGGTCTGAAACCCGCGAAGTTTGAGATCTGGAAAGATGGCAGTATGATCAACCAGAGTTCACACGCACGAGAGTATCAAGAAATTCTTGAGAAGAACGTCCTACAGATGTCTCACAAGAGTTTTCACCAAATTGTTGTTCTCGGCTCGTCCTCTTTTATCCCGTTCATGCAACTCAACTCAACCTCTCGGCGTGACGTGATAGAAGACCTTCTTGATATTAACATATTTTCTAAAATGAATGTGATACTCAAGGAGAAAATCTCTCTCCTCAAAGGCGAGCTAGAGAACAACAACCATTCTATCGAGATGGTCAAGACTCGCATATCTTCTCAAAAGAAGTATATCCGTGATCTGAGTGCCATCAACACTGCGCACCGTAAAGAGAAGGAAGCGGAGATCGAGTCTCTAAATTCTGACATCGCAACCTTCAATGAAGTGAACGCAGAACTCTCTGAAGAAGTCAATAACTCGTTGCCTGCAGTACAAACTGAGTTGGGTAAGATCCGCGCAAACAAACAGAAGTTAGAAAAATACCGCACACAGTTTGACACTCAAGTAAAGTCTGTCGTCAAAGAGGCAAAGTTCTTTGATGATAACGAAGTGTGTCCTACATGCGACCAAGATATCGGTGATGAATTACGCGATAGTAAAAAGTCTGCTGCGAATGAACGTGCGCGTGAACTCCAGAAACTTATGGTGAAGGCAGACGAGCAGTTACAAGAGTATAACGAAATACTTGAAAATCTAGAGTCTGAAATGTCTGACCTCATGCACAAGCAGAACCTCATGAACAACAACATGCAGATGGTCTCTAGGTTGACTCAGAACATTCAGAAAATTCAATCAGACCTACTAGAGATGTCCGAGAACACTGGTGACATGGCGCAAGCGAATGAAGAACTAAACGCCTTGGACGAAGAACTGCATGGACTAAACGATAGAAAATATTCTTTTAATGAGTTGTCTTCATACAACCGTGTCGCGTCTGAGTTACTGAAAGACTCTGGCATAAAAACGAAGATAATCAAACAATATATACCCGTGATCAATGAGTTGACAAACAAGTACCTGCAGACGCTAGACTTCTTTGTCCATTTTGAGCTAGATGAAAGTTTCAAAGAAACGATTCGATCACGGTATCGCGACACGTTCTCGTATGACTCATTCTCTGAGGGTGAGAAACAACGTATCGACCTATCGCTATTATTTACTTGGCGACATATTGCCAAGATGAAGAATTCGGTATCGACCAACCTGTTGATACTAGATGAGACGTTCGACTCTTCGTTGGACGGTGAGGGTGTTGATAACCTTATGAAGATTATCGACACATTGAAAGAGGACACTAATGTATTCGTGATCTCACACAAGACTGAACTTGAAGACGCACACTTCGAACGTAAGTTGGCGTTTGTCAAAGATAAAAATTTCAGTCGTATGCGAGAAATCACTTGACAGAAGTGATCAAATATTATATAATGTGCAACATACTAACTGAGGAATCAATCAATGGAATTATCTAGTCGCACGGTCGAGATCTTGCGTAACTTCTCGACTATCAACCCAAACATTGTAGTCAATGGCGGTAACGTCCTGAAGACTATGTCAATCGCAAAGAATATCGTATCTCGTGCAGAAGTTGATGAGAACTTCCCTAGCACATTCGGTATCTATGATCTGTCAGAGTTTTTGTCGGTCTTGTCTCTCGTAGACAACCCTTCAATTGACTTTGATGAGAGTTATTGTACTGTCTCAGATGGCAGTGGTCTGTCATCGGTCAAGTATTTCTATTCTGACCCCGAGATGTTAGCTGCACCTAAGAAAGACATCATCATGCCTGAGTGTGAAGTAAAGTTTGTATTGACTAACGAGACACTGGCAAAGATCAAGAAAGCATCTGCCGCTCTCGGTTATGACACTATCTCTATTCGACCTTCTGGTAACGGCAGTGTGGAGATTCGAGTGATTGATGTTGATAACTCTACATCTAACTCATTCTCAGTTTTGGTCGAGGGTAACTTCCCTGCGGATACAGACTTCAACTTTATCATGGGTGTTGCTAACATGAAACTTCTTGGTGAAGATTATGATGTCTCGGTCTCAACAAAGTTGATCTCTCATTTCCGATCACTTACTTCAGACACGCAATACTTTATTGCACTAGAAAAATCTTCAACATACGGAGCATAAAATGTCAGACGAAATTATGTCACAAGAACAGGCATCATTAAACGATCTCGCAAATCGTGTAGCGCGATCTTGTGTCGCAGTAGTTGATACTGTCGTCACACGTGGCGGTTTCAAGGGTGAGGAACTCACCACTATTGGTCAACTGCGCGATCAAGCAATCCAAGTCGTAGCGCTTTACGAGCAAGTCGCTAAGGCACATGCAGAATCTGCTTCTGAGTCAGACTCAGAGTAACCCTTTTGACTCCTTGAGTATTTGCGCTCAAGAATACAGTTTATTTGATTTATATTATTATTTTATATTCAAGGAGTCATTTTTTTTATGAAATTCTACGACCCTCTAATCGTGAAAGAAACATCTATTCATGTCGCATTAGGGACAGTGATTAACTACCCGTTAAATATTTTTTACACATGGTTGGCAGTTGTTAAGTGGGGAATAACAGACCCGTTAGTTTTGTCTACTATTTTAACGGTAGGAATTTCATTTGTAGCGTTCACGCGCATATACATAGTAAGAACTCTTACAGAAAAAAGTAAGAAAAAACTGAAACAGAACATGCCGCTATAGCTCAGCAGGTAGAGCAACTGACTTGTAATCAGTAGGTCCCGCGTTCGATTCGTGGTGGCGGCACCACTTTTGGATAAGACGTGAATATTACTACAAAAATATCAGACACATTTGCAAGATCTATGACCGCTTTCTTTAGATTCTTTGCAGACACTTTCTTTGGTCGCAACTATGGCAAACGCGCTCTTATTCTAGAGACAGTTGCTGGTGTCCCTGGAATGGTGGGCGGTATGCTCACGCACTTGTATAGTCTACGCAGACTGCAGAAGGGCAATGGTACTAAGATCCAAGAACTATTGGACGAAGCGACTAATGAACGCAAGCACCTAATGTTCTTCATGGAGATTGTTCACC